GCGCACCGGCAACTCCAGCAAATCCTTTCGCACCAACAGCAGCAGTCGCGCCTCCAGCCATCAATGCAGTAGAACCCATCGAGAAAAGAAGATTCTTGAGTCCACCGCCAAACGCTCGCATCTGGGCACCGGCATTCATCGATTCCCGGTTCAATCCCTTGAACGTCTTTTCGACCAACCCACTTTCTCTATTCAGTCCGCGCAACACTTTCTCTGGATCGTTTTCTCCACCCGGCTGATATTTGGGTAATCCCAACCCACCGAGGACCGATGCACCATAGGCCATGAAGCCACGACGACGAGTGGCCTCGGTATCACCCTGCTCTCGTAGAATGTCAGCCGCACCAAAATAGTCTCGCAGTCGAGCCCGGTTGAATAAGGTGGTCCGTTGACCAGGATCACGACCAGCAATGGTGCCTGGGCCATACACACCTTCAGCCAGGAAATTCGCACCCACACTGCCTGCCCACAATGGCAATGCCATCATCCTTGATGCCAGCGATGGACCACCTCGGGTAGGAGCACCAAAGGCTGCAGTACCGACCGACCCGACTCCACCACCGAGAAGATGTCCTGCGCCATACATCCAATTCTGGATGAAGTTATAGCCTGGTTGACCACCTGACGGTGCCATGATGGGACCACCGCCACGACCTGAAGCGAACCCAGCCTGCAACCCCAGTCTTGGAGCGCCACGAGTGATCGCCCTGATCCCGGCAAACGCTGCTAACGGTCCTGCCAGTCCCAAAAGAGCGCCAGTCACCGCAGCAAGCGGAGCCAATGCAGCACCAGCCCACTGAAGGAGTTTTCCGGCTGGCCCAGAAAGGAATGCATTCATCGTCTGGGTCGCTGAGGTCATCGCTCGTGCAAAAGCCTCCATCGCCGGAGCAAAGGTCTTCCCGATGGTCTCACCGGTCTCTTTGACCGACTCCCGCCAACGTGCCATCTGGTCGGCCAGGTCGCCATACGCCGCTCTCCCGCCCGCCTGGGTAGCTCCAGAACCGTACGCACGCTCAGCGGTCTGTATCGAGGCTCCAAGCCCTCCAGAGGTCTGTGTGACGGCAGTAATGGCCTTCATCGTCCGCATACCGTCCAGACCCATCCGGTTCAGTACCGTGATGGCCTGTGGACCCATTCGGTTCAGCGAGTCGAAGATCTGGACAACAGCCTGCGACTTGTCCATCGTCTTGAACTGTTCGGCAGTCAGACCGATCAGGTTGGCGTACTTTGCCAGATCCGGTGACCCGGATTGGGTGGCATAGGTGATGTCGGACAACATCTTGTTGAAGGCGTTGGCAGCGTAGTATCCGTCCTGACCAGACTTGGTGAACGCTGCTGACACACCCAGAATCTGGGTTTGCGTCATACCCGCGATTCGACCGATCGGCGCAATGCTTGAAGCGAAGTTCGCCAGACCTTCAGCAGATGTATTTGATTTTGCTGCCAGCGTGACAATGGAGTCGGTGTACTTCTCCACATTCTTGTTGTCAGCACCCATCACCTGCTGCAGGTTCAGAATGGACGACGCCAGCCCGGTTGCACTTTCACCTGTTGCACCAGCAGCATTCATGAAGATGGTGGACATCTGCTTGATCTGGTTGGGCGCGACCGTACCCATCTTCGCCAGCACTTCGACAAGCTGCGCTGCTTCAGCCGTCGTGGTCGGGAACTGTTTGCGCAGGCTGGCTACTGAACTTTCATATTGCTTGAAAGTATCCCGACTACCTGCCATGGTCTTCGACAGCACGGCAGCTTGCGCATCAAGATTAGAGAGCTGATTCTCGTATGCTCCGTACGCCGCTGTTGCAGCCGTAATCCCTGCAACATCGGCTGCTGAAAAAATCAGCAGTTTCTTCCCTGCTGACCGAGAAATGTCACTAAGCTTTTTGGTCAGAGTGTCGACAGCACCAATAAGTGTTTCGGTAGTGGAAGCAGATTGCTGAACGGACTGGTCATAACCAGATGTGTCCGCCGTCAGAACGACATTGGCTTGTCTGGTTGCCTCGTCAGGCATTGTCGTCCTGCCTCTGCTTCCGCCTACGCTCGGCTGCCTTCATCGCTTTGACTTTGCGCTGTGCAGTCAGCATTTTAGTCGTCGGGACGAGCTCAACGGTAGTGCCAGCTAAGCTGCTGCCTTCCTGATCGGTAAAGACAGATTTGGCATAGCAGCCAGGACAGAACTTTTCCTCCGGCGTATAGGCAAATCGGCTTTCTTTCCACTCCCATTCGCTCGTCCCGCACATATCACACTGGTCAGATTTCTCCAGCATGTATGCAACGACTTTCGCCCTGTCCTCAGACGACCACTTCTTGAATTTGCTATGTGGGATTCCCTTTTCGTAGCAGTAACCAACTTCCAATCGAAAACTTGGATCTATCCGGAGCCGTTCTCGTTGAAAGGGATATCGAGCCCGCGATTGCAGAGATCGACAGCTTGCCGATACAGCGTGATGACTTCTCCGCGTGACCATTCTGCTGAGTTCCAGATCTCTTTTGCATCAGTCGGACTGATTTCTGGATCAGAGCTCACCGCTGATATCAGCGCAGGTGCGAAGGTATCGAGGTTGAAAGATGCACCATCGGCACGTTGTTCCGTGGTTGGTGGATGCTTGCTCACCAACCGGTCATACTCCATCGCACCGATAGCACGGAAGGTCATCTCAACTTCATCTTGATCGATCCAGATCTTAAACGTTGTCGAAGCACGCTTCTTACCAATCAGCTTTTCCAGTGTGGCACTCTTGCTTGCCTCTCGCTGCTTGGCGCGTGCTTCGACAGTCTTTGTTGCTGTTGTAGTCACTTACAACTCCTCGGCGGTTGGAGTTCTGCGCTACGTGACATCGAACCTGTCTATACGTTCATGCCGCAACAACGGCATCCTCGGCGGGCTCGATGTTGACAGCGCACGACACAGTAAACGTGAGGACCGTATTGGAACTCATGTTCGCCATCGTACGACTTGTCACCGTTACCGGCCAGACCTCAACAACATCAGTGGCAACAGGAAGATTGTCTGTTCCAGTTCCACCGAATCGGGAAATGATGAAGAACCCTTCGGTGTTCCTGGGCAGAACCTCCCACGCGGTGTCGTCATCGGTGTCGCGATAGAGATCAATGTCGAACGTCGCCGCCGACGTACCCGGAGCCGAAGTCTCAAACAGCGAACAGAATGAAGGCGTCGGTACCGTGTTGCCACGAGCTGATGCGTTCAGACTGATCACGAAACAGGTGAGATCCTCAGCCGCAGCAACTTGGGCAGCAGTCGGTGCAGCGATGTTCGTAATCGTGTCTGCAGCCGCGAAGCCTACCCATGTGTTCTCATTGGGTATAATGCGTGCCATGTCCTATTTTGTCCCTTCTTCACTAGTTGCGTGCGACTCGGTATAAGACAGCAAGGCACGCATGGTATCCGGATCCTCTTTGAGTAATCCGAGCGCTACATTGCAGGTGTAGCAGAGCAAACCTCTGTTGTGACCAGTCACGTGATCGTGATCAACAGCGAAGTTTTTGAAGCGGCCACCAGGCTCAGTGGTTCCGCATACAGCACACTTTCCTTCTTGAGCTTCATAGAGATCCATGTACTCATCGACGGTCATGCCGTATGTCTTCTTTAGATGATACTTACGAGCATTCATGATCCGACGTTCATCGACCATAACCTCGTCTTTATTTTGCTGATACCAATTGGCCTTCTGCGCTTTGATCTTCTCTTGATTTGCCAGCCGATATCGATTGGTATAGGCAAGCTTCTTGGCACGATACTCAGGATCATTGGCATAGCGCTCACGACGGCGAGCGTTCAGCTCATCCTTCGGGATCGCCAATTTGTCCATCTCCTTCTAAGATGTCCGAATGATCGTAGAAGATTACTCCTTCTTCGATTCTGAGCTGGCAGTCTTCGCAGTTGCTTTCTTTGCAACTGCCTCTTCTTCCTCTCCGTCACGGACATCGCTGACCGTCCAGCCATTGCGTTCCCACGCACCGACCGAACTTTCAAATACCTCAGATGAGAGGTTGCCCTTGACGATGGTTACCTTTTTCTGCGTCATGAATTTAACTTTCTACTCACCCAAAGGTCAAAGTTGTCAGTCTGCGTATAGTAGTCCGGCAGAGCTGATCTGATTCTACTGATCCCGCCGATAGAAATGCACTGGGCCTGCAGAATTCTCCAGACTCCATAGTCAAAGCAGTCAATCTCAGTACGGTCTGCATTCGCAAAGACTTTCCGCATCTTGTCAGCCATCCACTCCACCTGCTCTCTGGTGACAGCGGCGTATTGGATGGCATAGCTCACCGTATGCTCTTCTCCGGCATCACCAAAGGCTGCGTTCTGCGCAAGCGGACGAGGACGTGCTGTGCCATTAGTGACACTCATCCATGGAATAAAGTTCGTTCCTGTCGAGTTCGGCTGACCCTGCCAACCGAACGGATCAGTCGGCGTGGAGTTATCGCCTACTGGCAAGCCCTCAAGAGACAATGTGGTCACCAACCAGTTCGTCAGATGAGCTCGCGAAAGCGTCGAACGTTGGCGAGTCATGGATTACGGCTTTCGATGAGCTGAACTCCGACTTCAGCGGCGGCAGGACCGAGACGATCAAGGAACTTCCCCAATGCGGGCCTGATGTACGGGTGTGCCTTCACGCCAGGATGCATCACACTCTTGACAATCACGGTCTTGCCAGCCACCTTGAAGGCGAGTGCCTTCTTTTGTTTGGCGGTGATCTTGTAAGGACCCCGAGTTCCATATTCTTGGAATCCGGCATAGTCCACGATCTGCTCGTCAACCCCGATTTCGATGCGATCGGTAAATCGAGTAATTCGAATAGACTCCTTTAGCAGGCCCGTATCGACAGGAGCCATTGCTTGAGCATCCGCCTGTATCTGTTCTGCGAACTGATCGAGAAGGCCATACAAAGACTGGTGCGACTCTTGGGCTGCCTTCTCAAGATCGTCTCTGATCGCAGTGAGATCAGCGACATTCTGACGGGGGTTCGGTTGCGCCATCAGCTCTTCTCCTGAATCAAATGCACAGAGAATCGCCGTGTTGCACGCAACTCACCTGACTTCACCATATCGATGATCTCGAACATTCGACCGACCATATTGGTGTCGGTGGCGGAATCTGTGATGGTGACGAGATCATCGACAATCGGGACTGGCCCGAAATCCCAGGGAATTGACAACTGCGTGTTCTGCATCTCAATACTTTGCTCATTCACCAGAACCTGACCACCAGTGGTGAGTTCCCAAACTCGACACTTACCTTCGTAGATCAACGTCTTATCTTGGCCTGTGGCTAATCCAGTTCCAATGTCAAACACTGGTGCAATATTACGTTCGATGATGCATTCAGCACTCATCCACCACTGTGCACGCGAGCGCACATACTCGCGAGCTTTGGTCATCCAGAGCGTTTGCATCATCCGCCCGGCTGATACTCCGGCACGTACGACGGTGTACCAGTTTCTCGACCGCCATAATCTTGCTGACCGGCATATTGGTTGTCCATGAAGCCAGTACCAAATGCATATGGCTTGATGCCGAGTGCTTCTAGGTCTGGCCACTCATCCATTCCGCCAACATCAGGTTCGGCACCAACGAACTGACGGTTATGCATTTCTCGCAGTTTCATTGCCTGGTTCGTCAACTGCTGTTGCAAAGACGCCAGGGAAACGCTGACACCATCCGCCGAGTAGTTCGCTTCCCTGGCGTACTTCGCAGCCAGCGCATCCAAAACTTCAGCGCCGACATACTCCAACGTCCCGTACAACGGATACCACGTGTTGAGCATGAACTCGATCTCCTCATCGGAGACCAACGGTTCAGTGCTGTCGGTGTCTCCAACGAGGTATCGGATCCCGTCCTTCTGCGAGGTCTGCGGATCGCCAGAATAGCTGAACGTCATTCTTCTGTTGCTTCCTCTTCTTCCTCTTCATCTTCTTCAGGCGGCGGTCCCTCACCAGAATTGGCTTCAGCTTCCTCTTCTTCACTCAGGCTGCCCTTGGGTGCATTGATGACAGTGCCACCGCGCTGCAGCGTGTGCTCATACTGCTGCTCTGGAACGATCCGCTCAACCTCTGGAGCCTGCGGGCCTTCCGAAGCTTCGGTCTGTTCTTCAGGTTCTTCGGTCATGATCCTTCCTTTGCTGCGATACGTTGGTGAAGCCATGAGATCAACATGACTCTGTTCTTTCCAGCTTCCTCTGCCTCTAACATGGCATAAACCTCATCTGGATGAGCATCGACATATGCCATGATTTCCTTGATGGTGTGATCACCAGGATCGTATGCCGGTGCTTCAATCACTGAGGATGAAGACGACCCTGACATGTCGTCTGGGAACCCAACCCCAGTGGTACCTTCGTTACTCTCCGTGTAGCCCTCATGAGGTTGATAACCAATCCAGAACTGACCAACGTCATTTGAGGTAACGATGACATCTTCAGTGATGGGCTCAGTCTCTGCGTGACCGGCGACTCCATATAAGAAGGTGTCGACGTTCTCGGTATACGGAACTACCACTTCCCAATGATCTTCGTTCCAATAGGGTTCAAAGGTAGGAAGAGTGACTGATTCACCATCAGTAGATCGACCGGTAGTTCCACCGCTGATAGGCATACGCAGAATATGTTCTGCCGCTTCGGTAGTTTTTACTTCACGCCAAAACATCTTCGGCGTCATGGTGCGGTCATCCCACACCGGAAGGACGAAACGATTACGGACGAGGATCTCCAGCTTCATCCAGTCGCGAGCATCTGGGATCACGTCACCTTTGTTGTAATGCATGTCGTCGTAGTAGAAGTCTTTGGACGCGACAAACTTGACTTCCTCGGGAAACTTGTTCAATGGCAGCGGCATGATCCCTCCTTATGAAGAGGGGCCGGTGGAGTGGGAACCAGCCCCTCTTCTCAGACGCTACGCCCTCATCAGGTGGCAGACGTAGCGTTGGCCAGGAAGATACCCATATCCGGGCTTACGACCTTCATGTCGTAAGTCATCTCTCCCTCCACCCGGTCACTGGCGATGTGCTCCATCCGGAAGTTCTTCATCCTGATGCCGTAGTTGTTGCCTCCGACATACCCGTTCCAGGTAAAGGTGTAGCCAGCAGCAGGCGTCATCAACGACGGACCAGACGGCGTGTAACACAACAGTGCAGCCTCCGGGTCGGAGATGAACGAGTAGGTGGCGGCAGCATCCTGTTGCCGACCATCAGTCTGTTCAAGCACCGAAGTCTGACTGGCATAGCTGACCAGAATCTGTTCCACGTCGAACAACGAAGCCAACAGGTCAGTGGTCACCACACCACGCTGGGTGTACTTGATCCGGTCGATGATGTCCGGATGGTTCTTCAACGCTGTAATCGCGTTGGCACCCAGAATCAACCGATTCGCCTTCTGACCAGACTGCTTGATGAACTCAGTCTGTAGATTGGCGAACTGCACAATCGGGTCGGAGTTGGCGTTGTTCCAGCCAACAAACCCGGTTCCACCACCAGTTCCTCCGGTGTAGTCAGTCGCCCACACACCGGTACGGAAGAACGCCTGGTTCCAGTCGATGTCTCGCTTCAGCATCAACTGGTTGGTCACGAACAGCGTTGAATCCTTATCCAGTTGCCAGTACGAATCCGCATTGGCGCGAACCTGGTCATCGATATCCTTGTGAACGGCATACACGTGTGCGAAGTACTGCCCCGTGTCAACCTTCCAGCCGACACCAGCAGACTCGGTACCAGGAGCACGCCGCTGCACGTCGGTACGACGCCAGTCGGACTTGGTGTACTTCCAATAAAGATCCGACTGCTTCTGTACCGGGACTCTCGGAAACACCTTGGTGCTGATGAAAGCATCAGCGCTCTGCATGTATGCCACTGACACATTCGTCAGCGGAACATTCACATGAAGATCAGCTTGCGTTGGGTTCGGCATCGCTCATTCCCCTCTCTCAGTTCACCCGCAGGAGGACAGGAATGACTTGATTGGCAGCAGTAGCCGCCATCAATGCGATGCCAAGCTTGTTCGTTCCGGTTGCGGCACCGAATCCGCTGGCATCGGCATACACGTCACCGCCAGCAGCAACAGCCACACCAACCCGAACCTTACTCACACCTTGATATCCCACCGTCGCTGCATGACCTACACCTTGTGGTTTGTTCTGCAGCACACCGATCACATTCGCATCGGCAGCTACTGCCATTCCAACTTGATGTGGCCCAGTGACCTTGACAAAGCAATACTGCTTGCCCGAGTTGGGATCGGCTGCGCCAGCGGTACCAGGAACACCGGTGTAGATGCCGACGCTCGCATCGGCGTTCATCGTGATGGACCGTAGCGACTCTTCATACGCCATGCTTCTACTCCTTTCTTCTCAGCCCCGCTGTGCGAGGTATTCCGAATACGCATCCGGATTGGCATCAAACACACCAGTAATCGCGTCGGCGTCAGCCTTACCAATTTCCTCTGATGCGTAGGCATTCACTCGGCTCATCACATCAGCGTTGTCGCCACCACCGATGTAGCCGACCTCTTCGAAGAGCGCTTCGCTGGCAGACTCCAGACACTTCGCAATGACCGCGCAGTCGTCGTAGCTCATTGTTTCAGCCATCCGATACAGCACCGGACCAAGCTCTTCTGAAGCCACTGGAAGGTTGTACTCGGCAGCCTTGGAGATGTATTCCCGCGTCAACCGAAGATCACGCTCAGACTTGGCAATCTCTTCGTTCTTCGCGACCTGTGTGCGAAGTTCGTCCATCTCGCCGAACGCCTTGCTCAACACCTTGTCCCGGTCTTCATCCGAATATGCCTTGGACAGCTCTTCCATCACCTGCTCGGCATACGAACGGGACTTCTTCACCGGCTCCTTCGGCTGGCCAAGCGAGAACGGATTCTCACTCTTGCCGACTGGCTCCATCTCCTGGGTGTCATCCTCTTCAGGCTCCAGTTCCAGCGTGTACGCGTTGCCATCCTTGTCGTAGACAACATCGCCTGCGTTGAGCTCGTCATCCTCAGTGAGGAGTTCGCCCTCCTCGGTGTACAAATCAAGATCGGGCATATTCTCCTCCTCAGCAGTTGCCCGCTTCGCGATGGTCACCAGCGCATGTTCGTTGGCACCACGATCCACCAGGGAGATCTCATCGATCTCCATGTCGGTGACATTCTTGACGATTTTCGGCATCATTCCTCACTACTAGTCTTTGCCCGTTGGCAAGCCGTCCTCGTACCGCTTGGCAATCCCTTCAGCATCGAACTTGGAAAACTCCAAGGTGTATCCGTGCGAGATGGTTTCCTTCTTCTTCTTTTTCTTCACTGGGACTGCAGTAAGCCGCTGTCGCTTCTTAGCTTCAGCTCCGGTGTAAGACGCAAAATTGAATGACCCGGCCCCACCAATACCGGCAGAAGTAGCAAGCACCGGGGCGGTGAACTTGGTAGTGATTGCTTCCGGTGCAGGCATCACCCGCTTCACCTTGACAGCCTTCAATGCTTTTGAACCAAGACGATTCCCAGTCTTTGTGGCAAGCAGTGTGCCACCCAACGCAGTGAGACCGAGCCCGCCAGTGGCCTGTGAGATATGCCCTTGGAGTTTCTTTCGACGCCTGACTTCGGCATCGCTCATCAATCTAGCCATGATAAATACCGAAGGCACTCGCACCGTCATACTTCTCCAGGCCGGAAAACAGTCCGATCTTCTTGCCTTTCTTTGCACGGCGAACATTGCTTTCCTTAATTCCCTGTTCAACGCCGCCCCGCACAGCTCGGTTCGTATTCCGAATAGTTCCGGAAAGATCTCCAGCCAATGC